CCTGCATGGGTGTTTACAATTACTTCAGGCGGAACAAACCGCCCCGTTTGTTGCCCCCGAATATTTGCCCTAGTTAAAGCATCCTGCGTTGGCACGGTTGCGTAAATTCCTACCACTTTATAACCCGCCTTACGCGCCCCATCAATTTTATCTTTCATGTCTTGAACACCGTGATTTCCTGTGCCATCACTCACAATATCCAATCTCCTTATTCGCGCTTCTGCGACAATCCGTTTTGTAAGGTAGGAACTTTCCGCATGAGTAAATGCCGCCCTGTTGCCACCAGCAGTTTCCCACTCCGGTAATTGTTTTTTTATTTCGTCGGGGTCAGAATGGACAGCTTGGCGACTTTTATAATCGGGTACGGTTTTTGCGACTTCCGGTTCTGCCAACAGATGGGATTTTCCTGCCGCTGGTCCACCACCCATGAAAACCTGTGTCGGGTCGCTTGATACAGGAATACCCGCAAGCGCCCTTTCAATAATTGCGGTATGTAAAGCCTGCCTTTCGGGTGTAAACGAATATGTTCCGTCCTCGTTACGAAAAAACTTACCTATCGCGCTTCCGCCTCTGCCCATTTCGTTCAACACATAACTCTGCATTGGTGGGTGCGTAATTGGTGGAAACCCCGAACCGCCGCCTGCATTTTCCTGCCTCACCGAACCCGAACCACCACCTGAAGCAAACCTTCCCAATTTATCGTGAACTCGGTTATATTTTTGCGCGTTTTCCTCTTCTTCTTCTTCGTCAGGTTGGACACCTAAATAATCGTCGCGTTGCTCAAAATCCTGAACGCCCTCTTCTAAATCAAAGGATACATCTTCAATACTTATAGAACATCTGCACCGCGGATGTGCGGGTGGTCCTTCAGGGAATGCTTTGACCCATGATTTCTCTTTTTCAAAATCGTGCGGCGAGCAAATTTCACAAACCTTTTCGTCAAGTCTGGTTGTCCACCGCCTTACCGAGGGAATACCGATTTCATCGAGAATTGTCTGGTACTCATTTACCGCCGCCGATTTCGCCCGTGTCACCTCGGTCACCGCTATCATTTCGGCTCGCATAGGCGAAAATAATTTGTATAAATCATTGGCGACCTCGGCAAACGAGGATGCGTTATCGGTCGTGAGTTTGCCAATCACCTTGCGCAAGCTGTCGAGTGATGATTTTTCTATGGCAGGGGATAAAAAGTCGTAGGCGTATTTTTCTGCCCAATCCTGAGCCATGGTTCGCATTTCATCAGGTTCCAAACCAGCGGGGTCAGGTGGTTCGGGTGATGTAGCGGCAAGTTTTGTCAAATAAACCTTTCGGTAAATGGGAACCATGGATTGTGCAATATCGGTAACCATCGCCCGAATTTCCGTTTCCGGTAAATCGCCTTTTGCCGCCTTTTGAATTGCGTCTTTGCCGTATTTAGTTAAAACCCGCCTGATTGTGGTTGCCGACACCGATTCGGCGCGTGTTTTCAAAACCGCCTTGGTGTACCCGACATGCCCGAATAAAACATCCAAAGTGGATTGTTTTTCCATCATGGCATTTTTCAACCAACTTTCCGCCTCATTCGGTAAAAAGTTGCAGTCAAATTTTAGGGCACGAGGCAAATCCTTTTTGGCAATTTTCAACCACACTTTGAGTTCATGTTCGGTTTGTTGCCTATGCCGCAAATCGGCTACCTCGTCATATTCGTCTACCGCATCAAAAAGGTTTTTTTTTTCTTTGCTCTGAACTTGGGTTTCAGGTTTCGGAGTGGACTGCTTGTCCTGTTGTTCGGGGGCTGGTTCGGTGGGAACGGTTGAATTAAAGTCGAGGTTCGGGTAATCCTCTAATGCGTATCCCAAAATGGTCAGGGCGGTTTTTAGCGGCAAACCCGCTTGCACAAGATTTACCAATGCACCGCTTCTATCTGCTTCGTCAGCTTGGTAAATCGCCAGACTTTCCGGCAGGAATTTTAATGTCAAGCCATAGTCGTCCAATAATTGTTTATTGATTTCATTTTCGTAAAACCGTAATCGCGGTGTAATGGTGCCTTCGTAAAAATTGAGCGTGTCGCTAGTGGCGGTTGCGTAATTCGCGGCATTACTTTCCAACATGGTAATCGGAACACCAAAGGCAGCGCCAATTTCTTTTATGGTGTGTTGTGACAGGTCGGGAAAAGCCATGGTGTTAAGGTTCGGGGTAATCGGTTGAACCTTGACTTCGGAACGCAATGCTAAAACCCTAAAAGCATTTTTCACTCCTGCCATTGCTCGCCCAAAAAACCTTTGGGTTCTTTCCAATTCCGCCACAGGCGGATTACCTTCAATGGTCAACAGCGTCATTGGTTGAGCGCCGCCTCTAAAAAACGCGGTTGAAAATTCGGAGATGTTGGTTCGCAAATTCGCCGCCATAAGCGCAACGGAAGCTGGTGCGACACCAAATCCAACTTCATCAGCCATAGAGAATTCCCGCAAATAAACCATTCGTTCTGGTTCCCACGGTCCGAAAATTCTGCCGCGAATACTTTGCGTAAAAGTAATTAAGCCGTTTTTGTAATGAACCTGAACCGTATTTGGGTTCAACCATTGGAGACCGACCACTCTCTCGCGCCCTTTTTGTGAATTTTGCTTCAATACGAATGTTGCACCCATAAGCAACAGGGACAATTCCATTTGGTATAACAATGGGGCGAGTGGTGTAAGCGGAAATGGAAATTCCGCGGGTTGGTTTCCGCGCATGATTTGAAATGGCATGCCCGATAAAGCATTAGCGCGAAGTTGGATTGCGCGGTATAAAATCGGCGATTTAGCATAAGCCTGTGAGGTGTTGCCCGTTAAGGTTTGCTCGTCCATCAATTCCTGTGCCCATGCAGGAATTGTTACCACGGTTTTCATTTCACCGTGTTTGACCAAAGTTTCTACGGTCATAAATTACACGCCGAATAATACGACTTGGCTATTGCCATAACCGCCAGATTTCCATGCCAATGCGCAGGCAATAACGCAATCGTCAAAAAAACCTGCAGGTGCATTAAAACGAATTACGCCACTCGGCATGGTTTGACTTTCATAGGCTTGTAATTCACCAATCAAAAATTTGTTGTCCACCAATCCTATTTCCTGCCTTTCAATGGCTAATGCTAATGCATCAATAAGCGGGGTTTTACTTTGCGCGGTAGTCAAAAACGGTCTTACAGGTAACTCTTTCCGCTGTAAAGCTTCAACCAAAGGACCGCCCATGCTATTTTGTTCCGCCAGTATATCATAAGGCTTCCATTTGCTCGCCAAATCCTCTAATTTTTGCAGTTGCATGTGATAGGCAACATCCAAAATCCTAACCACCTCGCAAACCTGTTTGTCCTCTACGCAAAGTACCACGAAAACGGTGGCATCGTTATTTCTTCCCCAATCCACACCAATGACATAATGTTTGTCGAAGTCGGGCGCGTCGGGATATTGTTTTACGCAGTTTTCCACTCCCTTAAATACACCGCCGCCATCCTCTACGAATTGTGCCAACCATTCCTGCTGGTATGTTCGGCGGCTTACGGTACTTTCCGCCAACACCGCCGCCTTTTGAATATTTATCAACGGGTTTGCCGATGATGGCGCCGTAAAACAACCCTGCAGGTTCGGGTCATCGGTTAGTCCCCGCAAAAATTCTTTCCAGAACCAATTTTTGCCTTTGGGAGTAGAAATTAACATTGCCCTGCCTGCGGTGTCCGCCAATGTGGGCAAAATTACATCGGTGTAGGTTTCCTCTTTTATTCTCGCAGCTTCGTCAACAATTACAAGGTCAAAATTTTCACCGCGCAAAGCAACATCGCGTTCGGCGGTATAAACCGAAAGTCGCCCACCTGTCCGCCAGCGCATGGTGTGTTCGGATTTTCCTTGGTGAACATCGGGGGCATTTACAAGGTATTTTTCACAAAAACGCCATAACGGTCTAGCATTCGAGTAAGTTGGTGCAACCCAAGCGACCGAACCGCCATGGTCTGCCATCGCCAATGCCATAATTCCTGCCATCGTGGTTTTTCCCCAGCGCCTGCCGCACGCGATAACCTTAATTCGGGCAGGGTGGTTAAGGATTGCTTTTTGGTCGTCCCGTAATAGCGGTAATGGCTGCATGATAATCAAAAATATGCTCGGCGACCACCTGACCTTTTATTTCCATGGCATCACCATAACCACGAGTTTTACCCAACCTTGCCAACACCCATTTGGCATCGTGCGTGTCGCCATTATTGATGGAATTTATAATTGAACCTTCGGCAATATCCAATAACCATTCCCTTTCGTTTTGCCAAGCTTGTCTGGCGGGTTCGTAATCGTCAATTGCCTTTTTAGCGGTATGCCAATCCACTTGTAACCGTTGCGCAATTACCGAAATGACACCACCACTCCCTTTTATGGCGGTAATCAATTTGGAACTTTTGGGGTTTATTTTCATTTTTTACCCATTCGGAGTTTTCGGAGGAAACACGAGTTGCTTTCCTGCCACCATTTTTACATAACCGCCTAATTCACGCACCATTCGCAGTTGTTTGGTATTGCTAAATGATTGTGAACCGAGCGGCTGGACACCATCAACTCGGATTTTGTTTACCTCGTTGAAAAATGCCAAAGTTTCAATTCCGTCATAATGCGGCAAGAGGGTTTTTAACACCTCATCCCGAACCGATTGGCGGGTTCCCAAATGAACATCGGTTAATTGTTCAAACAGGTTTGCCATATTTTCCGCCCATAATCCGGTGCTGTATTGAGCAATAACATACTTGGAAATTTCCAACCCCCACACCTTCCGCATTTCGGGGTTTGGTATGAGTTTTCTTAGTATTTCTTTCTGTTCATCTATGGTGTCAAACAGGTATGGATAGTTATTTGTGTCCTTTCCGGTGATTTGCGGAAATGTTACGGAATTTGGTGCAACCAAAACCTGCCCAAATGCCATACTTTCCACCGCCGCTATGCAAAAGGTTTCGTGCTGGGAATTGGTGACATTTAAATCACACTCGGCAAGCGCCTTCAAATAATCCACCCGACTTCTACAATCCACTATTTCCACAAACGGGTATTGCACAATGTTTGTATAGTTTCGGCTGGTATTGTGCATGCATCTTACTTTGAACCGTAAACCTTCGTCCCATAATTCCTCAAATACCTGAAATGTATCCCGCCAATTTTTGTAATTTTGCAGGCGGTGGTTATAGGCAATAATTGGCACGGCGCTTTGCGGTGCTTTGTAATAAAAATTGTCGTCGAGTATTCCCAATGGGATTTGGGTGCTATTGGTTTTCACCGATTGAACCGATTCGGCATTTAACCACCTTTCGCAATTTTCCATTAGCATTTCTTCAGAATGCAGGGAATGGAAAATATTA